TATTTTTTATAGTAAATTTATACTTATTATTTTCTTATTTTCTTATTTTCTTATTTTCTTATTTTCTTATTTTCTTATTTTCTTATTTTCTTCCTAAGATTTTATATTTATTATCTCCCAGTCCATACCTTAATCATCGTTCCATGAATAATTTTATTATTGAAATCATTGATATATTGGTCAAAATTATAGTTGAATGATAAATGATGTGTCCTAATATCACCATAAAATGAAGGAAATGCTTTTATACCTTTATATTCATTGTTAAATAATAGTCCTAAAATTCTCTCAAAACCGCATCTATCTTTGCGACAAGTGATTGCGTTTACTAAATTGGTAATTCTGTATTTACGCTCTAAATTTGATAAAAATGAATGATTTATATAACATTGTCCACCAAAACATAAATTAAATTTTTCATCACCCATGCCTAGTATATTAATTTCACTACCAGACAATCGCTGTCGGATAAACGACGCATTTTTTAAATATGCCCCAATACGAAGTAAATTATTTAAATATTCCTTGTCGTAAGGATGATGCCAAAAAGGCAATACAGGCATTTTAATTTGTTCAAATGGGATGCGTTTATGAATAAATGTGCTGTCGTGAATAATCACGGCATTGTTAAACCATTTGTGTCGTAAAAAGTATACAAATGGCAGCAATTCACCTCTGCCTGGGTATTCAGACTGTACAATTTCCACATTTTTATAATTAAAATCAGCTTTAACAAAGTTGTAATTGCTATTATCATCAATAATAACTATTTTTTTTAAAGGATAATTTGTTCTAATTAGTTTAACATTATGATTCCAATATTTGTTAGTTTGTTCTGAATTAACATGTCTGGTTATTATAAATCCAAAACTCATTTTATTGTATTATATTATATATTGTTAATACAATAAAAATAGTAATTATATTACTTTCTTTTACAAAACTATTCTAATTTATATATGACGGCAATTCATCAATATTAATGATTTGCTCGTTATTATTACCATTACTATTCTTACCATTACTATTCTTACCAATACTATTATTACCAATACTATTTTTAGATATTACAAATTTGTTGAATTCTGGTCGTTCCAATTGCGCTACAGGTGTGTGATTATGGACACATCGAGCAATCATTTTATACAACTTGAAATCGGGATATCTTTCAGAGCCATTGTTTTTATACAGAACATTAATGCCATTATCATCGATACACCATTCAACAATTAATTTTACAATAGGCTTGCATAAATCCAAGTTTTTAATATCTTCAATATCATCAATAACATAGTCAAAAATAGAACACGCTAAACGACATAAGTCAAAACTGAAGTTGGGTTCAAGTCTCGGTTTTTTTTCATTGAAATATGGTTCAGTATTATATTGTGTGGCAGCATCGCCACCGGTTTGAAAACTGTCGCTACAAAATGTCTTGCCATTATATTTGTAAATGGCGCGACCAAAGTCTATTATTTTGAATATTTTGCCAAATGTAGGGACCTTGTAATAATTCTTTTTGTAGCAATAATAGATGAATTTTCTATTAGTATTGATATACATTATGTTATTTGTATGAAGGTCATTGTGTGTGAATGAAAACATCTTTTGATATGTAATTAGTGTCATTATAACCTGAAATAAGGCTGAAAACCATTCGTCAGTTGTTAGTTCAGTTGTTAAAATTAAGTTGTCGAATGTGTTTTCACAGTGTTCTAGACAAATCATCTGAATTGGAAATTTTGGAAATGTAAGATATAATGTTTCTTCGTCAATATCGGAATAATCGCTGCTGTTAGTGTCACTATCACTCTTTGATTCATCTATATTACTGCCATTTTCACTAGTTTTGTTAACAGCATCTTTTATTACAACATTAGAATCAACATTAGAATCAACATTAGAATCAACATTAGAATCAACATTAGAATCAACATTAGAATCAACATTAGAATCAACATTAGAATCAACATTAGAATCAACATTAGAATCAACTTCATCATCTTCTTCAACCGTATGTGATGTTCTAGACGAACATGACGACCCGGATTTTAGCGTCTCTGATTTTTTAGTGTCGACTAAAAGCTCCGACGAATTCATAATATCAACCAATTCAACATTCATATGTTTAATATCAGACAAAGTAACTAGATTTTGCTCATGATTTTGCTCATGATTTTCAAAAATATTTTCAAAAATATTATCAAAAATAGTATCATCAAATGACTTTATTGATAACACAGATTTGTTCGACATAATTTTCAATGGCTTCAATGGTTTTACTACATCATCATCATCTGTTAATAAATGTGAATAATCCTCAACATTGAACAATACATTTTGCTGTTTCATAAAAAAATCGGAATGGATTAAATAATCAATATCATCAATAATGTTAATTTTGTAATTTTTCTTTATGGCTAAAAAAGACCCGTAATAATCAAGTCCATGAATAAAACTGTGTGTGTTTAATAACTGGCTAGTTAAAAATGAAAAGAATCCATCTACATATGCGGAATTATTGACATCCGATATTTTTGGATTAACTGGTACACTTTTATCAATCGACGGCAGATTGAATAAATTGGCATCATTGTAGTTATATTTGCCTATAATATATTTAAATGGGTCTAATAATGGTGCCATTTTAATAAACACATTTTGACTGCTAGTAAAGTCACCACTGTTATCATTACTATTCTTTAATTTACACATGTGAACATGCTCTGATAAAAAGTCGCCACTTGTATTAGTATTAGTATTAGTATTAGTATTTTTCCCAGATTTTTCATCTTTTAAATCCGATACATACCATAAATGGTTTAGATTTATACTATTATAGTTGTTGTCATTTAGTGAAAAAAATCGGTCGTAAATAGGCAAGTAATTTTGGATCTGGTCTAAACTAATAGTTTTGTTAGTTTGAAACTTTGAAAAGAGGTTTATATTCTTTCTTTTTTGGTAATTAATGCCAAAAGTAGGATTTGTAGTAGTTGTCAGTATTGTTGCCATTAGCTAATTAAAATATAAATAATAGTAATATTTAACTTATTTTCTTTCTCCTAAACAACTATCAAACAGACAATTTATTTATTATAATTTACTTTTTAGCCATTTCTTATTTCTTATTTTGTCTTTTGTCTTTTGTCTTTTGTCTTTTGTCTTTTGTCTTTTGTCTTTTTGTTAGTTTGCGTTACACAAAATAAATCTTTTATAAATGTATACATATAATGAATTTAGAACTAAAACGGTTTGATATGAAAAGCATTAGTTTCAAGCCTGATGAATCAAAGGGTCCAGTCGTGGTTTTAATTGGTCGTCGTGACACTGGTAAATCTTTTTTGGTCAAGGACTTACTATACTATCAACAAAGTATTCCAATTGGCACTGTTATTTCTGGCACAGAAGAGGGCAACGGGTTTTACGGCAAATTGGTGCCAAAGTTGTTTATACATAATGAATATAATACGGCAATTATTGAGAACATTTTGAAGCGACAGCGACAGGTGATGAAACAGATTAAGAAGGAAATGGAGCAATTTAAGCGCACAACAATTGACCCGCGAACTTTTGTGATTCTGGATGATTGCTTATACGACAACACGTGGGCACGCGATAAATTAATGCGGTTACTTTTTATGAACGGGAGACATTGGAAGGTCATGTTAATCATCACAATGCAATATCCGTTGGGTATTCCACCAACATTAAGAACCAATATTGATTATGTTTTTATATTAAGAGAGCCCTACATTGCCAATAGGAAGCGAATTTACGAGAATTATGCCGGCATGTTCCCTACATTGGAGTCATTTTGTCAAGTGATGGACCAATGTACCGAAAATTATGAGTGTCTAGTAATAAATAACAACTCCAAGTCCAATAAATTACAGGACCAAGTGTTCTGGTATAAAGCCGACGCACATAATGACTTCAGATTAGGGTCCAAAGAGTTCTGGGAGCTATCCAAATCAATCAATGATGAAGACGAAGAGGAGCAATATGACCCAAATAATGTGAAGAAACGCGGTCAGGGACCCAAAATCGCGGTTAAAAAGACAAAGTGGTAAACAGTATCTTGGTTATATAAATCTTGCTTTCAAAATATATAAGCAAGATTAAATAACTTAAAGAGTATCCTATTATAAAGTATATAATAAGATGCAGGAACTAAACATTATAGAATTAATAGAGAAAAATCCAATATCTAAGCTATCAAAAGCATATAATAGCAAATTAATAAATAAAATTCAAGAAAATTTTACTGGTTTTGAACAACAATTATTTGTAAGTAGTTTTTATTGCTACTTAAATTATAATAAAAATATAGATTTCGTAGTTGATTTAGATAATATATGGAAATGGTTGGGATTTTCTACTAAACAAAATTCTGAAAGAGTTTTGGAAAAACATTTTAAGTTGAATGTAGATTATAAAAATCTTGCTTATCAATTTGGAGGAGCAAGTTCAAATGATGAAAAATGGGGTGGACACAACAAACAAACAATATTATTAACAATTAAATGCTTCAAATCATTATGTTTAAAAGCTCAGACAAAGAAAGCATCTGAAATACATGAATATTATATGAAAATGGAAGAAGTTTTACACCAAATTGTAGAAGAAGAAACTGACGAATTAAGGCTCCAATTGGAGCAAAAGGAAAATATTATTTTAGAAATAAAACAAAATTCTGAACAAGAAAAACAACAGCTAATACAAAATTCAAAAAAAGAAAAGCAAAAAGCAATAGAACAAGCAATAATTGCTCATTTTCCATTAAACACTGAATGTATATATATTGGAACAATTGATAACACAAATGAAGCAAATGAAAAACTAATAAAATTTGGACATACTAATGACCTGGCAACTAGAATAAATGACCATCGCAAAGGTTACAATAATTTCGCATTAGTAGAAGCATTTAAAGTTCAAAATAAAGTGGAGATTGAGAATCTTATAAAAACATATCCAAAAATTAAAAGACAAATTCGTAGTATCCAATTAAATGGTAAAAATAAAACAGAAATAATTGCTTATGATGCCACAAATTTTACTATTGATGTATTAACCAAACATATTCGAGATATAATACATTCAAAAACATATAGCATAGATAATTTTAATAGAATAATGAAACTAAATGAAGACTTGGAAAATGAAAATAAAGTATTGAAGGAAAAAAATAAGTCTTATGAAATGATTATTATTGAAAAAAATATTCAAATTAACAAGTTGAATGATTTATTAGAAACAAATCAAAAAATAATTGATACTGTAAATAATGATAATAAATCAGTATATCAAAACATTTTAATACCAGAAGATGAAATTAATAAAAAATTCAATGAGTTTATAATTAGTGATTGTATTGTGCGTCCAGATGTAGAAGAATACTCTGTTAATATGGAAGGACGTTACCGTTTATGGAGCCAAGTGAAACCAACAAAAGAAGTTTTTCACGCATTTAAAAGTTATTTAGACGCAAGATTTAAGCCAAAACGCATTGGAGCAAATCATGGTTATAGTGGAATTAAATTAAAACCCGTTGAATATAAAAAAATAAAAGAAAATTCAAATGTTGAGACATTTGTATTTCAAGTATGTCAGTTTTCTGATTGTGGAAAAGTATTAAATTCAGTTTTATTGAGCGAATATCAAAAATGGAAAGTTTCTGTTGGTAAAGAATTGTCTGAAAATGATATGAAAGAAATTAAGGACTATTTAAATCAGTCGCCTTACGCATTGAAATCTGTAGTATGGACAGATGATGGTAATAATGAAGGATATTACGGATTATCAATTAAAAAACATGAATACATACCAAAATTAATTTGTTCAACTGGTAAAAAAGTCTATAAGCGAGAAGAAAAAACAGATATATTACTAGCAACCTGGGATACAATCGCAAAAGCAGCACTAGCTGAAGGCATTTCAACTGCTAAAATGAGTCGCAGTGTTAAAAATAAAATTATAATAAATGATTATTATTATAGTGTTATTTAATCATTAATTTACCAAGTTATATTGTAGGCGTCGCAGCAGTTTTTATAACCCTTTGTAATATTACTGTCAGTAAATGAGTTTTGTATTTTTTCTATGATACGCATTTTAATTTGTTCTAAACGAATATCATTCTTTGGAATAAGCTCGCCACCATTTCTCAAAATATAACGCCCCCACCATTCTTGATAACCGTCATAATTGTCACAATTGTTGTATTGGTTACGAATACACATAATTGTAAAATCAATATTAGTTTTCCCTTTTTCCGCACTTTCAATAACATAATTGCGTATTTTGTTATATCTTTCATCTATAATAGTTTCAATATACATACTGCGCAGATGTTGTGTAGTTAATATTGGATTTCCATCTTCATTAATATATTTTCCTATTTCGGATAACGTACCTATCATAATTAGAACCATAAATATTAAACTTGCGCATAAACAATAAATCATTTTACTTTATCAATTTGAAATAAGGTAAAATATATTTTCAATTTTATTTTGGCTCAATATTTCATAACTTTGTGAAAAAAGGTCTAATCAACGCGATCCATCTCAGAATCATCAGTCTTTTGAATAGCAAAGGGTCCACTGACAAGCTCAGACCTACCATAATCCGATTGCCCCATAACAATATTGTCACCATCAAAGAGCTCACTACGAATATCCGCAACCGAGATAGTCTCTGAGGAGCCAGACAATTTAGCCTCTTGACTATTGCTAACACCAACCAAATTGCCGTCCTTATCAATATCCTGAGTCAATGAGCTACCATGCTTCTCGGCATTCTTCTTATTGTCGTCAATTGCTTTCTGCTTGGTCTCCTTAACGCGCTGCTCAAATGCGGACTTAGCAACAACCTCATTCTTTTGCTTCTCCTGCGCCAATTGATTAAGCTCCTCCTCCATATACTCAACACGTCCAGTCTTGTAAGCCTCAGGGTCCCAGCACAACCACTGACCAACAGGTCCAACAAATACGTCAAAACTAGGGTCGGTCTCTCGCAACAATTTAGCACGCATCTCCGCCTCCTCTTGCGTCTGGAAATTGCCTCTAGACTTGAATCCTCTGACAGATGTCTGGAAGTTGTGCTTGATACTAAACTGCTTCTCAAGGTCGTCCTCATGCTTATCTATGAATGTCTTGTAATCGTCTTCAATAGAAGAGTTGATGATGTTCTCACGCTCCTCAGTAACGAATCCCTCGTAATCTTTCATGACGTCCTCAAAATTCAACTTGTATTTATAAGAGACAAAATTAATAAATTGGTGAAACTTCTCCATTGATTTAGAGAATTCCCACTTCTTTAGGAATTCTTCAAAAAAGAACATTTCCCTTTGCTTCAAAATTTTCTCGGGAGTAATAAACGAAAAACAACCAAATTGTTGTCCAGCAATTGGCTTGTCAAGATCGAGTAAGTCAACATATTTAGGATTAGGAGAGCCGTCAGTTCTTTGTTTTCGCTCAAATGCGAACTTTTTAGAGACATTCGATTTAGATTTTCCACTCATTTATATATTTAGTTAGTTGTTCGTTTTAAGTTTTAATTTTGTAAATTATTATTTTAATAAATTAATTATAATAAAATAAACAAATAAACAAATAAACAAATAAACAAATTATTATTTTTTTCTTTTTTATTTATATAATATATAACAGAATGGCTATGTTTAACGTTACTGAACTTGTAAAGCGAATTGTTAAGTATTTAATTGAAGGTTTGATGGTGGCTATTGCCGCTTTTGCGATTCCCAAGAAGTCTTTGAATATGGAGGAGATTATTTTGCTTGCTTTAACAGCGGCTGCTACCTTCGCCATTTTGGACACATACATTCCTAGTATGGGAGTGTCTGCGCGCACTGGTGCCGGATTCGGTATTGGAGCCAACTTGGTCGGCTTCCCAGGTGGACTCTAAGAGCCAAATAAGAACCAAATATCTTAATTATTAGTTGTAAATATATATTAGAACTAATAATAAATAATATATAATGTTGCTACTGTCATCAGAACTAACAGATTATATTTTGTCCTTTTGTGATGGTCATATTCGCGCTGAACTAAATGTTAAAAATGTGAGTGTTAAATTACACAATAATAGATATGTCTATAAAATAAATGAAAAATTATTATTACAGCAAACCAGTACATATTATCAAGACGGTTCAGCTACATATTTTATTAATAAATATAACACAGACAACATAGCTGGATATATTAGCAAAATGGTAAAAACAGACAGCATCTTTTATACGTGGGTAAAAATTGTTCCATTTGACACTTTTACACCTTTTAACCTTTGAAATGTAAAAAGGTGTAAGCATCCCACAAGATGTGAAACGGTGTAAATGTGCGAGGGTGTATATACACCGATGAACATTTAAAATGGCACACGCATCGCAGATACGTGTTTCCTTAATTGATTTATCGGTAACAGTTGCCCTTAAATATATTACGGCACGCCTTCAGCGTGCCGTTTTAAATCTTCAAGGGTGTAAAACCTAGTCAAATAACCTTTATATCCGTTAAATATATTTTCTCAATAAATATATTATGGATAAAGAATCTAAATCAGGGTCCAGTTCAGGTTCTAAAGGAACACGCAAAAACAAATCACAGTCAAGAACTAATACAGCAAGAGCACCAATTGGTAAGAAGGAACCAAAATCAAACTTAGATGATGATGACCTATATGAAGTAGTTGGTAGTATGACATCACGCCAATCAGTATCAAAACCTCGTTCAATAGCACCCAAATCGCAAAGAAAACAAGCGCCAATAAATAGACCACGAGTATTAGTGTCTTCAAAAATTAGAAAACAAGGTGTGTTTTTTAAAATTACACGAGAATATTCAGATGGAACAAAAGAGAATGAAAATATAAACACTGATGAAAATAAGCCAGTAACACTTGTATTTCAAAAACAAAAAGAATTACGTAGTCAAAACGGTTGGCCTGGTGTTGAAATTACTAAGTATTTTAGCAATGGGCAAATTGAAAAAACAAAAGACTGGAAATATAATAAGGAGAGGCGTTAAAATAAGAAAATAAATAATATATTTTAATCGTATTATAATATATATTATGGATAGATTATCACTAGCAGATTTACATGTCTCTTCAAAATCAATGTCTTCAAAATCAATGTCTTCAAAATCAATGTCTCCAAAGTCAAAAGCAAGTTCTAAGACGCGCAAAAATAAACGTTCGTTAAATAAAACACGAACTCAAAGACATCAAGATTTGGCTAAAACTGTGAGACATCGGGACATTGAAAAGAATAAAAAAGGAGGACGACGAAAATGGCACTAAGCTTTAAACAGTCGCTACGCTTTAAACAGTCGCTACGCTTTAAACAGTCGCTACGCTTTAAACAGTCGCTACGCTTTAAACAGTCGCTACGCTTTAAACAGTCGCTACGCTTTAAACAGTCGCTCCGCT